TTTTCATTTTTTGCCCTACTAATACATTCACATGATAATGTGTAAACATGCAAATATACTGGTGTATATCCGTATTCATCACATAATTTTAATAATGGCTCGCGTCTTTTTTTTGTCGTGTTTGTTTCATCAATTAAAATAGTTATTCCGTTTTTCATTAATGAATTTAAATGATGTTTTCTAAAAGCCCAAACATAATCTTCACCATTTTGCCAATATCTCTGCCCGTATATTTCATAACGTAAATCATCAGCACTAACAGGCACTATATGAAAATACTTGTCTAATATCATATTCCTCAAAGTAGTTTTTCCACTTCTAGGAAGCCCCATTAAAATAAACATCTTTTTTATAAATTTTGGTTTTATATTAGTTTCCATAATTTACCCCTTTTTAATAATAGATTGTATTTCTTTTATTGCCTTTGCGGCATTATTACCGGCAACTCCTCGCGTTATTTCTGGACAAATACCTTCAATAAATTCCTTTTCTTCATCTTTCATTCCTTTTTCAATTGCAATAGGTATCAATCTATTTAAATCTTCGATATCCGTTGCATGATATCCAATATTTTTTGAATAAATCAAATATTCTAAGTTATTTTGGTCCTTTTTAAAATGATTTAATACATCTTTCTTACACAACCAATCTGGGAAAATTACGGGCTTTCCTAGAATCCACGCTTCGTACAATGTTGACCCCGCGTCTGCAATTACTACATCAGAATCGACTAAATCTTGCATTGTCGGAAGATGTTTTGTATTTGAATTCATCTTTGAAGTTGGATGAAGTGCCATTATTTTAAAATAATCATTTGGAATTTGATGTATTAATGTCATACATTGAGGATAACTAGACCTTCCTTGATTTTTATGATTATATCCGTGTGTTGGCGCCCATACAACACAAGGCTTGCCGTTGTATATTGTCCATTAAACATAGGGTCCATTTTTGTATATCCTACTTCAAAAATTTCTCCTTTAAAACCAGTTTTTCTCATTCTGTTTGCCCATGTTGGCCCTGGACAAAATGCAAAATTAAAATCTTTTATATGTTTTCCGGTCCAGTAATTTTTATCTCCAATGCCATGAGAAATAAAAACATCATAAGGACCGACAGGACATTTCCCTTGTTCATTTATTCTTGTAGAATTGAAAAACCTACAATTTATGGCTTTACCACTTGGACCTGGGGCCGGTCTATTTACAAATCCAGATTCTTTTATATCTAAATTTTCATGAATTGGATTTGCAAGTGCTTGAATTGCGTAATAATACGCTTCTCCCGCATGTTGAGAAACGATATCATAACAAAAATTAATTTCTTTTCCATCCTTTAATTTATGTCGTTTTTTATAATCTGCATTATTTATTTTACCAACTCTTAAGGCTTTACAACTTCTAATTTGTTTAAATTCTTCGCTACATGTTCCAACATTTATATAAACTTCTTGAAATGGTTTAAATACATGTTTTCCAATCATTATGTCAAAATGAACTTTATTAAATATATTAACTTGCATAATACTAACCTTTCTTTTAAACATTTTTTTTCTTGCATTTTCAATTTCATCATCAGACGGATTTAATTTTAAAAACTTGTAATTTCTTAAATTTTTAAATTCACTATTATTAGTTTCTATTTCAATTTCTATTATTTCATTTGGTAATATAAATTTATTTTTGAAACAAAAAATAATTACACCGGAATTGAAAATTTTTATTTTCCTTTTCATTTTTTTATATATAATATTTGACTATCCAAATATTCCAATGAATCAATAATTTTAAATATTTCATGAGCTATATTTTCCGGTTTCAACATTGTTTCGAAATTATCATCAGGAGCAATTTCACGTCTCATCGTAGTATCAAAAGCCCCAGGACAAATACAATAAACTTTTATTCCATATGGTTTTAATTCTTCACTCATAGATAAAGAAAAATTTATCAATGCCGCTTTACTCGCCGCATATCCCGCGCGTCCTGGTCTTGGTCCATTTCCGGCAGTTGAACAAATATTAACAATTCTACCTTTTATTTTGTTAGTTATACAATACTTTGCAAATTCTCTTGAACAAAAAAACGCTCCATTAAGATTTATATTAATTTGTTTTTGCCATTCTTCCGGGCTTGTTTCTAAAATACTTTTATTTACACATATTCCGGCATTATTAATTAATAAATCAGGCTTAACAAGACCTTCGGAATAATTTAAATTATCAATATCATCAAACCAATCACTAACAACTTTATAATTTGATATATCCATGCCGCTCCATCTACTCGCCCCAAAATAATGTATATAGTTATATTTAGTTGCAATTTTAGCAAGTGCGGCCCCTAAACCTTTACTCGTCCCCGTTACTATTAATGATTTTTGCATAAATCGCCTCCGCTATAATTAAATCTAAAGGACTTGTTATTTTTACATTTGCTTCTTCGCCCTCTATAACATATACGTCGTATATATCCTTTTCACATGTAACATGCATTAAATCAATGTCATCTGTTGAATTATTAATATTTAATATTTTGGCCCTTTCATGAGCAAGCATTAATATTTCAAGCTCAAATTTTTGCGGCATTTGTACTTCGCCAAAATCACTTCTATTATACGAATTGCCTATAATGTCAATTACTGTTGATACACTTTTTCTAATTGGTGTTACAATCTTAGAGTTATAATCAATTATTTTTCTATATAATTGATTAGTTACAAAAGGCCTTACACCTTCAGAAATCAAACAATTTTTTGTTGTTACATCTAATAAGCCATTATAAACGCTTTCTTGTCTAGTTGTACCATTACCAACATATTTTATGTTTTTTGTTATTCCATATTGATTTATAATATTGTCTGTGCGAAAAATATCACATGTAACAATTATAATATTATTGATTTCTGGAATATTATTTAATACTTCTAATCCATGTATAAAAACAGGTTTTCCGCCTAACATTTGGAATTGTTTGGGGAAGCCTAATTTTGTTCTTTCCCCAATTCCCCCCATTAAATAAATACAATCAATCTTTTCCATTTAAACACCTTCGCTCATTTCGTTTATATTTCTTTTTAATGCTTTTACAATTTCTACAACATTATGATTAAATAAATAATGTTGCAATGTATGCAAAAACATTTTAATTTTGTATTCGTCAAACTCAAATTTTAACATTTCATCAATCGCAATTTTTACATCTTTTAAATTTCTTACAAAATAACCGCCTGGAGCATATCCATGATATATATTTCCGAAAACTAAAGCTTGTTTACCTCGCAAAATTGCTTCCCAGCCGGCCGTTCCCGTAACACTTGCAACACATAAACAATTATCAATTAAATCATAATTATTAGTAGTTCTGTTTACAAATTGAACATTCCTAAGCCCCGCAATTTTAACATAATAATCCATTGACCTATTTTTTGATATTCTAGGATGCTCTTTTACATAAACTTTCATTCCTAACCTTGATAATATTTCAATCATTAAAATTTGGTCAACAAATGGCCCACCCATAGGACAAGTTGTTGCTTCGTATTGATATTGTAAAGGCACATAAATATATTTATTTTGTAGTTTTTTTAATTCTGGAATTACCGCTTTAGCATCTAAATATTTCAACATTGCGGCATTTCTTTTTAATAATGTTCTTTGTGTTTTTACTTTCTTTTTTGGGATAACAACAGGAAGACTGCTTGGCCTTTTTTTCTCCAAATGTTCTTCTAAAAAATTTAATATTTCAGGTTGCAAAACAATATCTTTTTTTTCACTTATATTATTAATATATTCATTTTCTATATATGGCATTTGGTCATGTATAAATCTAGCAAAATAAGCTTTTCCAGGATGAAATGGATTAAAATATAATGTAGGAATATTAAAATAATCACATAACCCACTAATTACATTATCATACCCTTCATGAGGTGGCGCACATCTATAAAAGAAATCTACATTTTGAGCTTGTAATACATGCGCCCAATATCTTAAATTGTTATAATAATAATTTTTTCGACTTTCATATGTCATTCTTACACGTGGTATTCTTTCAACCATTCGCATTGTTATTGATTCGCATTTATACATTTGCTCTATCAAATCACCATCTAAAGGAAGAACTTTTGTCCAGTCTATTTTTGGAAAATACTTTCCACGTTTTAACGAAATATGACTATATGAAATAACATTTTTACCTATGATATAACCTTCTGGAAGTTGTGATTGTCTTATTTTTTTTGCACATATAAATATATATTTTTCTGCAATTTTTTGTTTAATCATTTCTAAAGCAGTTGATTGATTACATATTGTTAATATTGTTTTAATTTTCATTTATTATTCCTCACTATTTTATTTTTTCGGTTTTAAGATAGTCTAATGCATTGATATTAAAATACATACTATCGTAATATTCGCCGTTATAGTATTTTCTTGCCGGTAACATTGTTACATAAGCATTATATTTATTACAAATTTTTTCCCAAAATATATGCGCTTTATTACATTTGTAACATTCGCCGTATATATTAGATAAATTTAATTGATTAAATCCCTGGTCTAATAATATATCAATTGCTTTTTCGCCTACTCCATTTTTTCTAATTGATGGATTAATAATTATTGATATTTCTGCAATTGAGTTTTCCCATTCAATATTTACTAATCCTATCATTCCGACAAATGATTCTTCTAAAGTTGAGTCATTTAAACCCCAAAATCTATTATTAGATTGACGATTTGAAATTACATTATTATAAAAATCTTCTTGCATTTCTTTTGTTAATAGAAAAGGCGTTCTTAAAGCGTTTAAATTTTCATTTCGCCAAACTCTAATTAATTCAACGTCCCATTTATATAAACTATCTATTTTCATAAATAGACCTCATTTCTAGTAATTTAATAACGTCTTCAACTTTTTTAAAATCTTCCAAAGTATCAATACTCCATTTACATTTAAAATTAAATGGAGCGGGAACATCTTGAATTTTAAAAACACTAGGATTATTTCTTATCCAAGTTGTTACATGCTCCCTCATATCTTTTCCGGCAAAATCAAAACTTGATTTTAAAGCATTATATTTCATTACTTCAACGTCTAAGCCAGAAGGGGAGCCGCCAATTCCGCGATTATATGTATAATCATTATCATTTTTTATATGATAATGTATAATTCTATCTATTTCCTTATGAAAAAAATTTAATAATGGACAATCAGAAGTTAATCTAATTACATTATCTGGCTTTAAATTTAATCTGTTTATAGTATGATAATATCTAGACAATACATCTGAAACCGGAACACCTTCACAAACAAAAGCATATTTACTATATTTATTTTTAATTGGGGAAATGTTGTCTTCATCTGGCAAAGCAATAACTACTTTGTCAACTAATTCCGCACGAGTAGCCCCGTTTAAAACATAATCAATCATATTAGCTCGATGTAATTTCATCATATTTTTTCCTGGTAATCTACTCGAACTCATTCTTGCTTGTATAATTACTAAATTCATATTATAAAACCTCTTTCAACATTTGCGGCGTTTTTGCAAACTGTCCGGCATCTAGACCGATTGAGTCATTTAATTTATAATGCCATTCTATTTTCAATGGATTATATACATTAAATAATTTTAAACTCGTAGTATGGTCTGATATTGCATATTTTAAATTATCTTTTGAAAATGTTTCTTGATAATCTATTCCATCAGCGGGATATTTTGAAACACAACAGAACAAATCAAAATTATATGATATTCCCAAGTCAAATTGATTTTTAAAGTTTTTAAACGATTTCTCATCTTTTACAGAAATATAACTTTTATATCCTGATTCTTGTATATATCCTAATAACCAATATAATTCGTCATTATTAGCAATTTTAATAAATGGCAAATCTTTAAACGTTTTTAAAAATACAAATGATTCAAAATCAAAAACACTTGCAGTTGTTTTATATCCGCATTGTTTAGCATATTCAAAAGCATAACTAAAACTTTCTCTTGTTAATGGAATATTATCCCCCGCTCTTTTAAATAGTTGCCATTTTATTACAATATCATGTTTTTTACTGTCAACTCTGCATAATTCATCAATCATATTTTTTATTATAGATTTATTGTTTTGGCAAGTATTACCGCTCCCAAAATCAAGTATAATCTGTTTTCTAATATTACTCATATAACACCTTTTTACTTTCTAAATTACATTTAATAATTTTTCTATTATATAATTTTGGTCTTTTACTTCTAATCCTGGGTAAATAGGAATAGATAATATTTTATTTTTAATTTTTTCTGTATTTTCTAATGGTTCAATATTATATTTTTCTAAATAATACGTCATTTCATATATAGGCTTATAATGGATTTGCGTAACTATTCCACGATTATATAAATACTCCATTATACGCTGTCTATTTTCGACTTTAATTACAAATAAATGATTTGTATGATATCCATATCTTTTTAAAGCTATTTTATTTATTTCTTTTTTAAATAAATATCTTTCTGATATATTTATCAAATCATGTAAAAAATCTTCAACTCTATTCAATTGACTAATACCTAAAGCCGCTTGAAAATCATTCATTCTGTAGTTATAACCTAAATACAACATATCATTAACACTTCTACCATGATTTCTAAGGGTTTTTAACCTACTATAAAATAATGAATTATTAGTTGATACCATTCCACCTTCGCCCGTTGTAATAAGTTTTACTGGATGAAATGAGTAACAAACAATATCAATATATTTCATACTTTCTAAATCATGCCCCATAAAATTATGAGCGGCATCAGCTATTATATAAATATCTTTATCCAACATTTTTAAAAGTTGATAATCTGGTTTTTGTCCGCACATATCAACAGGAATTATTGCTTTTGTTTTTTTTGTTATTTTACTATTCACACTTTCAATATCAATTAGTAATGTATCTGGGTCTACATCTGCAAAAATAGGAGTTGCGCCAACATATTCAACAGCGTTTGCAGTTGCAACAAATGAAATGGAAGGAACTATTACTTCATCCCCAGGACCAATTCCAAGAGATAATAACGACAAATGTAAAGCCGCGGTTCCGGAACTACAAGCAACATTATAAATTATTCCTGTTTTTTTCATGACATTGTTTTCAAATTCATCCACTTTTGGCCCCGTAGTTAAAAATTGAGACTTTAAAACGTAGCTAACCGCGTTTATATCATCATCATTTATATTTTGTCTATTATAAGGATATTTAACCATCGTTTTTTATCCTTTCTACTATATCCAAAATATCACTATATTTCATGAAATCTTCGTTGTTATCTGATGAATAACTAAACCCTTTTTTAACAAACTCAAAGTCATTATCATATAGCGGCTTATAACTAAACCATTCAAAATTAGGCATTATAACAAAATATTTTTCAAACTCAATAGCATTTATTGACTCATCAGAACTTATCAATGTTTCGTGTAATTTTTCCCCATACCTAATGCCAACTTCATCAAATTCATGCGTTTGATTAGAATGTTTTTTGAAAGTATGAAAAATCCCTTTTGCAAGGTCCTCAATTTTTATTGATTGCATTTTATCAATAAATATTTCGCCGCCGAACATTTTATCAATACTTGAAAGAACAAAATCAACTGCCATATTTGGGGTTAAGAAAAATCTAGTCATTCTTAAATCTGTAATAGGTAATTTTACACCCATTTCCGCGGCTTTTTTAAATATACTATAAACACTTCCACGACTTCCCAAAACATTCCCATACCTAACAATACTAAATTTAGTACTTTTATTCCCCGCGTAACTATTTCCACTAATAAATATTTTTTCCTGACATAATTTTGTTGCCCCATATAAATTAACAGGAGAGACTGCTTTGTCCGTAGAAAGACCAATTACCTTATATACTCCACAATCAATAGCAGCATCAACAATATTTTGCGCGCCAATAATATTGGTTTTTATTGCTTCAAAAGGATTATATTCACATGAAGGAACTTGTTTTAATGCCGCCGCATGTACAACAATATCAATTCCATAAAATGCTCTATACAATCTTTCCTTATCTCTAATATCACCAATTAAAAAAGATATACGCGGATTATTCTCACCATACATTATTTTTAATTCATGTTGTTTTAATTCATCCCTAGAAAAAACATATATTTTTTTAACATTTGTTTCTAAACACTTTTCTATAAACATTTTCCCAAATGTACCGGTCCCACCAGTAATTAATACTTTTTGATTTTCAAACATAAATGCTTTCCTCCATCATAAAAAGGTTAAAAATTAATTTAACCTTTCTTTATTTCTCAACATTATCAATACTTATTAAATATAAAATAATATATTGAATCAATCCGTCATAATCATTAACTAATCTATGGAATTCTTTTAATACATCTTGATTATTTATATTTATAATAATTTCCTGTTTTTCATCATCAATTTTACAATTAGAATCAGATAATTTTTCATGCTCAAATTTTTCTACAAATTTATAGAAAAAATGTTCTGCCATTGGAATAGAAATAACTTCGTTTCCATCTTTAGCCATGTTTCCTTTGATATATGCGTATTTTTCACTCATTTTATTTATTCCCTTCATTTTTATAATTTTTTATTAAATCGACTTTATCACAAAATAATTTTAATGTTAAAATCGAAAGATTATCAATTTTATTTTCAATATTAAACTCAATTACTTTTTTTAATGGAATATCATTCAATGTTAATTTTCCCATATTACTAAAATCTACATTTCCAATAAAATGATTATATGACGATTTATCATGCAATTTTGAACATTGCATACTTGTATCTATTCCTATTAATTTTTCATAATTATATGTCAATGGGTCAAAAAATTGTTTTAAGAATTTACATGCTAAGGCGTTACTTTCGGAATGTTCTAAGCCTAATTTATCCATAAAAAAACATGATACAAATGAATGATATGTAAGCAATAATCCTTCATCTTTGATTAATTCTTTTATAAATTCTTGTCGTATTTCTGCAAATTTCATAAGTTATCCTCCACTTATTTAATATATCATAAATAAGTATTTTTATCAAAAAAAACAGAAAGACGGGAAATTACCGGTCTTTCTGTTTTTTATGGCGTATAGTATTATAAATAAATAAATCAATCCAATATATTTTTAAAATATTTTCAAAATCTATAATTTATTATTATATAATATTTCCCAATTAAAATAAAGACTAATGGGCCGTTTTTATTTGCTCTCTTGAATATTGTCTCTTTAGGAATGTATTTTCTTTTAAATGGTTCCGTTGTATTGATTGCCATTCTTTAATTTTTGATTTTGCCCTGTCTTTATTTATTTGTGATATAGACATCATTTCCCTTCTTTTCCATTGCCTAATTTTACGCTCTATATATCTTTGTTTTTCTTGGGCCATATATGTAATTTTTTGGGCTTCCTTATATCCTAATTCATTAACTAGTTTTCTTTCTGCCTGGTCCATTCTAACTTCAATTGGTGGAGTTATTCCTTCGAAAAACGCGCTTACTGAATGTTTGCAGTTTGGATGAAATAGGCCTTGTAATTCAGCGTCCCAAATTGAAGGATATTTGTCATTTTTCCCGTCTAAAGATAAAATGACTCCCTCGTATGGTTCACACAAAGGACAACAGCGGAAATGTGAAGATACAATACCTAGATTATAACCTAATTCACTATAACGATTTAAACTTGCTTGAAGTGCCGTTCTTCCAGTTATTGTTCGTCCTAACATTTCGCAATAAGTATCAATCGAATATTTCGCCCCGTTTTTATATACAATGCCAGTTATCCCATTATCGGCAAATTGATTTAATAATTCTTGAGACATTTGTCTTCTTGTAAATATATTTCCATCTTTGAACTGTTGTTCGCTAACCATTGCCGCAACTTTTCTATAAATATCATTTGTAGACCTTAGTAATTGAATTCCTGAACTTTCTATTTTTTGATTCGCACTTGCTTTTATTATGTTGTACCAAGATAAATGGTCTCCATATCCTTTTAATTGTGAAGGAGCCGGAATACTATCAACAATAACATTCTGAGGACGTGCTAAAAATGAGCCGTTAACAATATTACCAGGTTGTGGTTGTTGGCCAGTTTCTTTTTGCAAATAACTTGCAAACCAATTTGAGTGATTTATTCCGGCAAGATATGATTGTGCAATAAAATCATTAATTATATTACTTTGCACAAAATTATAAATATATCTTCCAGTTGCCGACAAAAAAATACTTTTAGCTGAAAAAATATTATTTGTATCATCAATAACAGATTCATTTAATTTTAAATATTCTATCCCTATTTCATAATTTAGATTTTCGCCTGAATAAACAAGCGAATCTCCTAAATTTTCATAAGTTGAAGGGTCTATCATAATATCACGCCTTCTTAGCTTCGTTTTTTTCAAAGTCAAAATCTTCAAATGCTTTAAAAACATAAACACTAGACAATCTTATCCACAATATAGACTCGTCAATGTATCTATACGCTTTCTGCATAAGTGATTTATCCTTTTTTATTTCACTTAAAATTAATAATGCTTGTTCCATTGCAATAAATGAGTTTTCTAAAAATTCATTTACTTTAATATATTTTTCTGGAATTTCAAAAGTTTTAAGTCTATTAAACATTTTTTTATTTAAATTTATTTCAGCATTAAAATTATATGTATTTTCTTTTAATTCCTTTTCAATATTTCCATTAATTATAGATACATTGTTTAAAATTTCACTACATTTAACTCTATACTTAAATTCTTCTTCATTTTCAAAATCTAATTTATCCACCTTTATCATAAAATACCTCTATTCTTTCATTTCTTGTGTTTCTATAGTTTGCCCTTGTTCTTTATTTTGATTTGTTTGATTTTGCGTAACTTCGTTATTTTCATTTTGATTTGTTTGATTATTTCTATTTGAATAATTATTTAAATCAAAATTATCTATATTCAAATCGCTTCCGGTTTCCTTAGTAATTCTTGATATTTCTTCTTCAATGTCTTTTTCGGTCCAGTCTGGATGTAACATTTTTACTTTCATATAAGTTGAGACTGCTTTCGCTGTGTCTAGATTTCTTATAGTTTCGGATAATTCCTTTGAGTCTGTAATAATACTATCTTCTAATTCAACGCTTATTTCACTTTTATTAACTTCAATGCTTTTATTTATACTAGAAAAATACATTCTAGCAGATTGAGAAAGAATTTCAATAATCGCATTTTGCCAATATCTAGATTTTTTTTCCCTAGTAAGAAATGTTTTTCTTTCCCTAATTCTTAGAGCAGTTCCACTTTCGGCCCTTCCGTTTCCGTCTGTATCAATACCAAATGTATTGGGGGAATATCCACACATATTAACAATGTTTGAAAGAAGATTCCCGCATGTCTTCATATGGTCCTCTGTTCTAATTGCAAATTGATTTATATCTATAGGTTTTATATTATCGCCGCCCATTTTATAATTACTTAAATTCAATTTCAAAAAACATCTTTGAAATTTTGAAAATGAATCGTCTTGGTATATATCACTTGTGTTAGTTCCATCAAGCGCATTATCACGCTTCAATAGCTCTTCATCAATAAAAATTTGCCCGCGCCCTAATTCAATATCATTCATCCATGACGAGTAAGTCGCGTCAAGACTATCCATCAAAGAAATTGAACTATTAAAATCATTAATACCTATAGGACTCCCAGGAGCCAATTTGTTTGGTTTTATGTTTGGAACATATACTGCCCCAAGACCATATATATTTTTTATTTCAATTGATTCTAAATTTAATTCTTTAGTTTCATTAATTGAATTTATATCTATTTCTTTTCCAACATTATCAAACTTTCCTTCAAATAATTTAAATTCAATAATCAAATTTTTACCATCAATACTGCGTTTTCTATTTTCAAACAATCTCCAAACTTTATCTTTATTTTTATCTATCCTAACTTCACGCCACATTAGAACTTCCCACAATCTACCACGTAAAAAAGTAGGATAAAATTTTAATGGAGTCAAATGTGATAAAATAGGCATATCTGATAATATTGTATCAATATCAATCTTAAGTAGTACACCACCAAAGGCCGCGCAAATTTCGGCCCCTTCCAATAAATAATTTTCAAATCCGTTTTCTGTCCTTATTTGTGTTATTATATCGCCCCATTGTGATTCTTGATTATATACAATTCTTGGAGTTTCAGAAAACAAAAGATTGCTACTCATTCCGGCAATATCTCCGGCAACGGGCAAATGTATCATATTATTTCTTTCTGAACTTTCTATCTTTGCCCAAAAAATACTTTTTTCAGTCATAGGCAATATAGTGCATTTTTCATAATAATTCAATAAATATTCTCTTTCGCCGCTATACCATACGCCCCACTCTCTAAATTTATCATAAAAGCAATCTTCCGGCGGGAAAATACTATTTTGTTTTAAAAACATAAAATCACTCCTTTTTATAATTATAACCCAATTAAAATAAATTACTTCATGTTTCGTAATTGTCTTTTAATTTGGATTTCTTTCATTGCTTTTTCATTTTCAACTAATTTTTCATAATTCTTTAAAACTGTTCCGACAATTTTCCACCTACTCGCGGCCCATGCAATAAGCGCGTCAGGGTAATGGTCATCTTCCTTTGCAATGATTTCCTGGTCTGGGTTTGAATAATGATATTTTTTGAATTTATCTTGTGCCGTTTTGTCTGAAACATCAATCATATTATTTTGTAATAAAAATCTAATTACGGTTATTTATTCCGACATCTTTCCAAACACTAAAAACAACAGGAATAATTTGAACATCACATCTTTTCTTTTTTGCAATTTTTCTTAGTGTTACATTTGCATCTTTTGGGTTTGAATCACAATAAAGAATTTTTATATCTTTATCAATGCAAATATCTATGATATCCTCGCATCTTTCAGTTAGTTCATAATATTCCCATGCGTGACTTTCTGGAATTGAAAAATGTTGACCTATGTCCTGTAATACATGGAGGACCGTACAACTATAACCCCAGTCAATTCCGCCTTCACATAATGTATTTTTATCAAAACTATTTCTTAACCCTCGTTGGTATGCATTATCAACGGTTTGCCAATCAAAAATAGTATCTCCAACCTTAGGACGTTTTAATAAATATTCACTGTCCCACATTTCCGAAGGAATTTGTCGTTGTCGTCTTTCAACTTCTTCCTTTGACCAAAAACCGTAAGGCTCAGTTACATCATATACACACCATTGATATAATTTTGCCCCGATTGAATCTTAAAGTTGATGAAATTACAATATTATCTCTAATATTATAATTTGCTTTAGGTTGTCCCAAAGCACTATTATAAATAGTTTCCTCCATTTCGTCTAACTCATCCAGTCTCAATTTTTGTGGATGAGGTCCCCTAACAGATTTCGGACTGGCCGCGAGTGCTTGAACTTCAGAGCCATTTGTTAGTTTAAAACCACGGCCGGCAACGGCTCCATTTACTAAAATGTCTTTTTTGAATATTTCTAATTGATTAGAAACAAATTGATTTTCTGATAAACTTCCGAAGAGGTCCCATAAATATTGTAAATATCCGACCGCTTTTGTTGATTGTTCTAATGAGCCGCCAAGAACTGTAGTTTTACAACGTTTTTTAAATACTGATTCTAACCATGAAAGCATTGACAATGAATATGTTTTTCCACTTCCTCTCATTGCATACCAAATAATAAAATCTTCTTCC